ATTTCCTACGCCTCTAGCAACGTCTACAGTAATGAGATAATCATTATTTTCTACTGGGTCCCAATAAACATCTAAACCTGCGCTACGGGTCTTGGGGGCATCATAGACGAGGGTTCTGAGTTTAGATGGAGCAATAAGAGTATCTACTGATCCTAAAAATTCACAATTATGAGATATTATACCATTTGAATAATAAAGATTATCTTCACCAACATCAAGTAAATCATAAAGATATATTCCTTCCTCTACTATTTCATTATAAACTACTTTTTTTCCTTGTAAAAAATCATCAACCTTTATTGTTGATGCCTTAGTTTTTTCTTTTCCAAATGAGTGATTATCCGAACATTTTATTTCAGAACCATCGTCAAATATAATCCAATGATAGTATGGTTTATATACTTTTTGAATTGCGGAAAAAAATTTAAATCCTCTGGGAGTTTTTACTTTAATATTTTTATTAAGTTTAAACATTTGCCCAACACTCCTTTAAAATAATTCTTTTTATTCCTTGTGGAGTTAAATTATAATCTTTTGCATATTCTTTACAAAATGCCTGAATGTATGATAATTTTCTGCCGTTTTTCATAATCACACCAACATTTTGTAAGTCTGGTTTTTCATTATACAGTTTTCTTATTTTTCTTATCTGATCATCAGTTATTTTTCTACTAAAAACCTTACCTTTTCTAGAATTGCTCATTTTTTCTATAGTTTCTTCAGAGAAACACTTTTTAATTCCTTTATTCCAGGGAATGGTTCCTTTTTTTGCTCCGCCAATTCCTTTTCTTTCATAATTATCAAATCCTTCACCGCCAGTAGATTTATTCCATCCATTTTTAAAAGTATCAAATTTTTCTATATAAAAAATTTCTGTCTCTTTTGCTTTCTCCGAAATATCTATCTTCTCACTTATTTCAAAAGTATGTGGGGGTTTATTTCTTTTATGTTCTCTTTTTCTAGAATCTAAATTTTTAGTTTGTCCAACATATCTGACTTTTTCATCCAAGTCTTTAAGAAAGTAAATATAATACATTTTTCTAACTATTTATGACCCAAAAAACTCACAATCGTTCATATAAGTCTTCCATTGAAATTTTCTGAATTGTATTATTCTCATCTAAAATTTCAATTGATGTATCTCCAGACAAACATTCAAACTCAACTTTGAATTGCTGCTCAGATGTGTTTGCAATAGTTTGCTTTTTCCATTCTTCATCTCTTCCAGGAACTTCACTCCAATGAACATCTGTAAATACGTATTCGTTTTTGCCTTTTTCTGCATCATGCCACATTCGGTAGAAGTGATTCATACCATGAGGCGTAGAAACTATGATAACTTTAGTTTGCTTACCTGAAGTAATAGTAGGATAAACGGATGCGAAAAATGAATCTGCAATATGATTTGGAACGAATGCAAATTCGTCCAAGAATAGAATGTTAAATGACATTCCTCGAACAGCAGAAGCAGATGTTGATGCTGCCAAAATCTTAGAACCATTTTCGAGTTCTAGAGAACCTTTATTCCAAGAAATAATACCCTGTTGCATCCACTTGGGAAGATTCTCATATGCAGTCTGAAGACGGTCTAAAAGTTCTCTAGCAGTTGCTGCTTTGTTTGCAAGAATACCAATATTTACATTATCATTAAAAACTGCATAATGTAATAAAAAAGACACCACAGTGGTTGACTTACCAGTTTGTCGTGGCATCTTGCAAATATTAAATCTATGATTATGAAAGTTATTAATTAACTTTTCTTGAAAATGATATGGTTTAAAATTTTGTAGTCCATGATCAAGGGTTACAATTTTTACATAGTTATTTGCAAAATAAACTGGATCATCTTTACACTTAACAAACTCAAGAATTTGTTCTTGTGTAAATTCGATTGGTGTATTTGCCTTCTTGAGCAAAGGGTTGCCCAAATAAACATCATTTGACATAATAAAAATTCCTTTAAATTACCATTTAACTTTATTTGCCCAATATGCAGCACTCATTTTTCCTTTTTTGATATTTTTTGCGTGTCTTGTTTGAAATCTATGACGACGATTTGCGTATTCTTTAGATTCTCCTTTTTTCTTTGGGGAACCCTTAACACCAAGTTGCCCGAAACGAATTAATTTTTCTTTTCCACCTTCGCAAGCCTTTACTACGTGAGATTTACCAGTTTCACCTGATCCATGCGCTTCTGCTTTTGGTTTATTGCACTTCATCTCAGACTTTTTTGCTTCTGATATTTCAACCTCTTCACCCATTGGTTTTACATAATTTTTATTTGGTCCAGGTTTTGCTGAACTTCCCCCTTGGGGTCCACACATTTGAATGAGTGGTTGTCCTGGTTGAATTTCTGAGATTGAATGATAAATTACAACAGATCCGGGATAAACTTTTTGAAGTTCATCATTTATTTCCTTTCTTGATGGTGTTTTAACCTGAGGGAAAAACATCTTCATAGAATAATATTTTCCTCTCCAAGAAAGAGTTACTGCAATAACATTTCCAGTTTGTGCTTGAAGTCTTGTTGCTTCACTTACTTGAGACTTAAATCCTTTGATTGGTTCTGGTTTGATGATATCGACCACTTCAGCAAAAGTATTTCCATCAGCATCTTCAATAGTCACATTTTCTGCTTTTACACAATTTGGATATTTTTTTCCAAACATTGTTTTCATACCTTTCTTTTTATAACCAGTCCAACATTTTTCATCTAATATTTCTCTTGTAATTTTATCAACTAAAGTCTCTTCAAATTTGGGTAAAGTAACACCAACAACTTTCTTTGCTTTTTGTGGCAATTGTGCCTGTTGTGCTGTTGTCATAGCATCAATTTTTTTTGCTGCGGATGACATTTTAGTTTTTTTGTGTTTTTCTGGATCTATCTCATACCCAAAAGATTCTTCCATTTCACCACTTGCAATATAGTCTGCTGCAGTGTCGATATAGTCTGCTGCTTTAGTGATTTTTGATTGAACCCACGCTTCTAAGTCACCCTCACCTCTAGCAACTTTTGATTTAATCCTTTTTACCGCATCTTCAATAGTTTTGAGTTCTGATCTTGCCATTGAATATTCTTCATCTTTAACAGAAACTTTATCCCATGCTTTTTCTCCGTAAGAGCATTCAGATCTTGTTTCTCTTTTATCGCATAAAGGGCAGTATCTTTCTTCTTCGTGCATTGTTTCCTCCGATTTAGTTCCCCAGTTGTCTGCACCAACCCTACGACATTTTACAAGTGCTCCAGATGCATAGGCACTTGGCCAAACGCTATAGCGAGACTTTACTTTGTGATAACAAGCATCTTTTTTGCCACTACCTTTACCTGGTTTGTCTTTTGCTTCTTGTACGTCCATTTCTTCTTTCATTTTCTTTTTAGGTGAATCGGTAGAAACATATGTTGGTTTTGCAGCACCTGTCTTTTCTTGTTGTTCGGGATCTGCTGCCTTTTTTCTTCTTGCTGCTGAACGTCTTTCTGCAGGAGTCATGCTTTTTCTTTTTTCAGACGAAACACATTTAGGAACTCCTTCACCCGGTTCATCACTTGCACACGTTCCTCCAGTTACAACATTAACCCAACCAGGTTTTTTATCTTTTGATTCAGAATCTTGAAACCATCCATGAAGATTACCTGGTTTAATATTTTCTTTCATATCTTTGAATTTTTTATGATGCTTTTTAGCATCTGCTTCCATCTTCTTCAAGCGAGTATAATAATCTGGGATTTCATCAAGATGTTGAAGAGCAATGTCTCTTGCCAAATCATGATCTTGAGTGTGTTCATGCTCAATAGGTTCTCCCATATCAAGTTGCTTTTGTATAAAAGAAACATCAAGACGATGCTTCTTTGCAATTTGCTCAACTGTTTTGTGTTTCTTGAATTTGGGCATTATTCAACTGGTTTTGATTTAGTCTGTTCACCTCTTGCCCTTTTTCTTCTCGCCGCACAATGAGCACGTTGAGAGAATCCTTTTGGATTTGAGCAATCAATACTCTTTTTATATTTATTACTCCAGTCTTCTTGAAACTGCTTAAACGTTTTCATTATCCGTTTGTTGTTTTAGAAGTTTTGCTAATTCTGCTGTGGATCCCACAAACAAAGCATTATTGACAGTTGTAGGTCCTTTTTGCTTCTCTTCTTCTATATCTTTAAGTTTTTTCTGGAGATCCATTAACTTGTCTGTAGCATCAGCGACGTTTTTGATCAATTGTCCAGCAACCTCATAGGCACGAGGCATCTCACTTTCCTGAGCTAGTTCAAGAATTCCATCAATTGCTTCTTGTCCTTTTTCTATTAAAGAATAAAGGTTACCTCTTGTGTAATCATAATCTTTTTTAATATCATCAACGGCAGATGCTATTTTTTCTATTTTTTCAATTTCACTTTTACTATCAACGGATACTATTTCACTTTCAACGTTAAAGGCATCGTTCAATTTTTCAAATTTCTTTGTCATTTTCATAAATTGCTACCATTAAATCCAAAGTCATCGCCATCTTCAATTAGCGTGTTATCCGTAGTCGTAATAGATTTGACCGGAGATCCTGCTAAATGTGAGGTTATCGTTGTATTATCTCTACCTCTATCAACAGTAAGAATATTACCGATTTTTGATCTTACATATACTTCTTCACCTTCGAGATCTAGATATGTATTAGATGATATTGAACTTGCATCATCGACAGTAATTAATACATCCTCTATTGTAATATCTTTTGTCAGATTTGTAACTATATTACCATTATAATTTTTGATTGCCCTTGGTTCCGTGGAATATACAATTTCTCTTGTAGGAGTACTCGTGATATCTCCCGCAATATATCCAACAGTGGTTTTTTTGATAATATCTTTTGTTGCAGAAGAAACAGGACCAAATAGGTAAGTCTTTGCGGTAAATCTTAAGGTGTAAATTAAAACCCTTCTAGTTGTAAAATTACCCTCATAATCATCCTGCATTGTTATGTTTTCAAGAACCACAGGAATGTCTCTTTTCTCATTGATAATATCGACCAGTTCAATACTCATAGTGTAAGCTGGTTGAAAATACGGAAGAATTTGTTCAATAATTTGAAGAGCATCATCATTTAACTTAGACATAATGCTAAGTTCAAATTGCATATTATAAGGAACAGGAAGATATGTCTTTTTGGTTTCTTTTCCGTCTTCCGTTGATTTTGCAGTAAATGTTTGAGTAGTTGTTGATTTTCTTGTTGGGTCATATGTTAACCCAGTAAATTCAAATGACATTCTTGGTAATGTGATTTGAACTGGTTTATTTAAATCTGGTGATTGTTCTAATCTTGCTAGAAACTTTTGAGTTGGTCCATATGCAAGGGGAACCTTAATGACATTAGTAACTGCTCCACTATTATTAGTGTGCTTAATACTAATTTCATTGAATAAAGAACCAAAAGCAATAACGGTTTTTCTTAAAATTTCGTGATAAAAATACTCAAACATATTTTATAGTCCCTTATGTTATTATTTAAACATAATAAAATCTATTTATGGCATTCCAAACGGATTAATTTCACTAAAGTCTATAATATTTTCTGCTTCTTCTTCAATTTTATCATTATCAGCAAATCCATCTTTAACAATAAAAGAGTCTATGGATCTTAATTTGTAAGAAGCACTTGATGCTGTTCCAACAACGTTTTCTCCAGAAATAAATTGTCCATTCACATTAGAGACTTCGAGAACATTAGTAATTGCATTCCAAGACCTTACTCTTGCTGTTACGCCACTTTGAGATCCTGTTACCACTTCATTAAAAATAAATGTTCCTGTACCAGTAGAACTTGGTGATGCTATTGTTATTGTGGGCGCAATAGTATATCCAAGTCCGGCGTTTGTAATTCTAATTTGTGTAATTGTTCCTGCAGCGGAAACTACAGCAGTTGCAGCAGCAGATACTGAAGAAATACCACTAAATGCAATTGCAGGTGGAGTTACATAGCCTGACCCAGAATTCGTAACTGTAACAATACCGATTACTCCATCACCAATTGTTGCTGTTGCCTTTGCTCCACTACCCCCTCCACCTATAAATCTTACTCCGGGCGCAACAGTGTACCCATAACCAGGATTAATTATCTCTACACTTTGGACTGATTGTGCCGATGGATTTGTATTATCATTACAAACTACAATTCCACCTATCATCTTCGCAATTGCTGATGCAGTTTTTCCTCCTGATGAGGCGGATGAAATTCCAACTGTAGGAACACTTGTATATCCACCACCTCGATTAGTCACTGTGATAAATCTTACGCCACCATTTACAGTACCCACAATCGCTGATGCAGTAACTCCAACACCAACCATTGTAAGTTTTTGGACAGGTCCTATTGGTTTTGTATCTTCACCAATACTTCCACTTATATTGTCATCAATGTCCTCTACACCAGTATCAATAATCTCATCTTCATATCTAAAGAGTTCACATCTTAGTTCATAAGTGTAAAGACCTTGAAGTTGATAAAATGGTTTTTCGTGCTCAACATATTTTATTTCAAATAAACGATCACCTAAGGGAAACCAAACTAAATCTCCTTCTTTTGGTCTTGATGATAGTTTAATGTTTGGTTGATTACTAATTAGTGGAGAAATATAATTTTTAAATCTTTCTCTTGATATTGTTAGGGTTATTTCATTAAGAGATTGAATTCCAAATTTTGATAATATTGTTGGATTATCTCCATATCCATCAATATTATCAACATATGCTTCGATTGGATATGCATTTGTAAATTTTGATTCTATTAATTCCTTTATTACTGTTTTTTCTGTAATATATTTTCTGGGAAGATAATAAATCTCAACACCATACATTCTCAATTGCTCATTAATTAGATCTTGTATAAGACCTTGTTCTGATTTTGAACCTTGAAGAAAAAATGGGTTTAACATAGATTAACCAATCATATCGTATGGAGGAAGTTCGTAAGTGCTGGACATTTTCTCCATTAAAATGTCTATCTCTTTTTGGGCATCATCATACATTTGTCTTCCATTCAACTCAACTCCACCGGGAAGTTTAACCCCAGTAAATTTCATCATATTCTGTCCCCACTGCCTCTTAATTAATGCGGTCAGATAGGGTTTTAGGAAAGAGTCATTCCAAACTCTCGAATAATCATTTGGATCTAAAGTAGAATAGCAATCAATGACAAAAAAATGATTTTCGGTAACTGATCCCCAATCAATATCAAGATATAACCTGTCTTGTCTTTTATTAAATCTAATTTGTTTTTGTGTATTTAAGAGAAAGTCCAAATCTTCCAAATACGTTTTAACCATCGCATAACTCAAAAGTTCAGTTGTTCCCCAGTAGTAAATGTCATTTAAGAACAACTGATATTTGACGCTAAACATATTATGAGTAATGGTGTTAGCGCCATCAAAAGTGAAAATCTTATTTACACCAATAATATTTGGCGGTACTTGTAAATAATTACTATTCTCATAATAATTAAAAGTAGTTGCAGTTCCTACTATATTTGTATTAACCGTTGTAGTAACAATTCCAACGCTATTTTGACTTAAACCCTTTGCTCTCCCTCTATCAATGTCTGCTTGAGTTACTTTGTACTTATAAAACGTGGGATAAACGCCATCAAAATGACGCTCTTGAAAGAATTGAACAGCGTCATCTACAAGATCTTCAATCTGCTCATCGGCAACGTTAATTTCGAGAACTGGCGCTCCCAGCTTTCTTTTACAGTAATCTATTAGTTCTTGTCTAGTAGATGGTTGCGCCATTTATCTATACTCTTTAAAAATATTTATGGTTTGGATGTTATAAGTTGTGCAACAACTTCTTGTTGCTTCAAATATAACTTGAAATAACATTTTGCAATATTTTTAACATCATCTAAATTATCAATACTATCAATTTCAGATGCTACCTTAAAATATTCAAAACTTTTACTCAAATTTTCTAGTTCTATTTTATCTGGATTCATCGATTAAACTCCGAAGTAACATTTTAATTTCATTTAAATCACTTTTAATGTTAGTCACATCACTCTCCAAACTCTCTAATTTTTGGTTTTCTTCACTTTTTACATTGCGTCTTGCAACATATTGCTGATATTCTGACATATTTGTATTGATGATAGAGTTTGTGTTTGGATCTCTGACAAGATTGTTATGACCTTCAACTTTTAAATAATCCATTTAAATTACGCAAGGGCGATTACTCTTAGATTCCTAACTCTTGGAGGATAAACCTGACTTGTCGATGTGAGAACTAATTTAATTCTATATGATCTAAATGATGGCAATTGATCGGCAGTAAAGGTATACTCTTTAAAATCAATATTTCCAGAATCAAATCCAAATGAAAGTGATGGTTGGATGAACACATCTGGTAATCCATCACTATTCTCAAAATTTATAATCTGCTTTTTGACATCAAGATTATTATAACCAGGGAAAGGAGTAAAGATTGGAATAAAGTTCTGATCTCCTCCAATGGCATAAAATGCTCTAATATCGCAGTAGTTATTGATATGAGCGTCTAATAAAATCTTAATTGAAGTAGCAGGATTTTCTAAATTAATTTCTTTAGAAATATATTGGAATGATGATGGATCTGTTCCAATTGTATTAACTCTATTATCAGTTGCATAATTATCAATTACTTTGTCAATCCTGTTAGATGTCAGTATTGCGCTGACTCTTTGGGTATCAATGACCGGACTTACTCTAGTATCTACAGAATTTAAGAACAACCTCAAATTCATAGATTTTTTGCCCATTAATGATTGCAATTTCGCATCTTCATTTATTTTAGAAGCAATGATCTTTGGATTTGTAAAATAAGTAGACTTATTTAGTGCAATTGGTTCAAATCCACTATCATTAAATGGTGTTTCATTGCCACTAATACTGGAACCTGTAATAGTTCTAATTTCCGCGTTAATTGTTGTTCCCTGTACGGTGATGTTTTGTATCGATGGGGTGATAATTTCAAATGGAATATTTTGTGTTGCCTTAATATTAAATCCACCTGCAGACTTTGTTTGATTCAAATATAGTTTGGGGAAATATGTTTCATCAGTTCTATTCGTTCCATTTTCATCCATTTGAATTTTAATATTATAAGAATCAAATGTTATTGGATTAGAAACAGTAGCATCTGCGAGATAATGTGTGGTGTTGATTCTATTCAAAGAAACACCTCCCAACTCATACTTATAAACTGGTGTTCCTGCTAGATGTGTTACTGATGCGGAAGGAAGAGTATTAAAGAATGTTGGATCAATGTAACCAATTCTAGTAATATTATCTAAAGAACCAGTAGAAACTGATTCATATTCAAACAATTCATTTCCAATTAGTACATAACCTGGATTTGTTGTTCCGACGCCAACATTTTCGAAAGTTGTAAAGTTAGAAGAATTCTGAATTGAAATGGATCCTACAGAATCAAAAGCATAATTTGATGTTAGTTTTGTTGGTGGAATATCTGATTCTACTCCGGAAATTCTTACATAGTTATCGTCAAAATACATTCCATGATTCTTATGATTTACCACAATGTGTAAACCATCGCTCACTACATTAATATCTGAAATTTGAACATTTCCGCCAGACGATGAATTCAGATTTGTTGTTATTCCAGAACTATTAATATACTGTACAGTTTTGCCAGTTCCTGCAATTGAAAAATCTCCCTGAACATTATCCAGAATAAGTTCGTTTGTACTTGCAATAGAAACTAGAGAGAACAACGCATTTCTACCTACAGGAGAAGATCCTAAAGTAGATATACCAAGCACATCGCCAACTTGATATCCATTGCCAGATGTAGAAACAGTAGCAGCTATTGCAACTCCATTTGAAATGGTAATATTTGCTTTTGCATTTCTTCCATTTCCAGTTATGGAGATTAAATCTATGTTTGTATAAGTAAAACTTCCTGAAGATGGAGTGTAACCAATTCCTGAGTTGATAACCTGAAGTGTTCCTGTGGCAATTCCCGCATTTCCTACATAATTACCAGTTGCGTTTGTTCCCTGCTGCAAAACATTATTGCCAAAAACTAATCCAGTATCTTGAACAGCACTTGATAATCCAATTCTAACTTTTCTGGAATTAAGACTTAATGAATTTGGTAATAATATGGGAACTTGAGAGTTTCCTGGAGAAAGTTCTGGACTGTAGAATTCTACGCTACCGGAACTTAAGAAATCTGCTCTATAAAGAGTGAACTTTAAGTCTTCCCACTGACTTGCCTCCCAAGTTGAAGCATTTTGGGACTTAAATAAAGATCCAAGATAAGGTTGATTTGATATATATGATTGGGTTAATAGATCGACCTCACCAACTCTAGAGATGAAGACATTGTACTTATTGGAATTTGATCCAACAACGATCGAATATTCTTTTCCACCTTCTAGATATACTGGTGACTTGAACACAAATGAAGTTGCAACAGATCCATCATTTGAAATATTTACTTGGTCTGGGTCTAATATAATTTCGGAAAATGGAATAACCGTTTGTGTTGGATAACCATTTTGCATTGTTCTAATCTGGAACAATACGGGAATATCAGCATCATCTTTAGATTTAAAGAATATATCACATTTTGTGAGGAAAATTCCACTCTCATCTTGAACTAAGAATGATTGTGCAAGAGGATCCCACCAAGGACATCTATACCAATTAGTTGTTGAGGAAATAACATTACTTTTTACTAATTGTGTACCGGATGTTCTAGAAACATTTTGATTTTGAATGTTCTGTTTTTGTTCTATCCTTGCGTTTCTAGTCGAAATGATATTCTCTTGTACTGTTTCTAAAGTTCCAGTAGAAATAAACTTCTCTTCTGCAACAGTTGATGCAAGATTTCTATCATTAATAGTATTGTTTATTAGGGTAAAAGTTTTTGAACCATTTTCAAATCTAGGATTAACTGAAATATTTGGATTTGGAATATAAAAACTTCCAATCAGTGAAGTGTAAACATCAGAAACCAATCTTACATTTGTAATTGTTGCTTGAGCTCTGCTTGTTTTTCCAACTAAGGTCATTCCCGACTGAACCCAACCACTATCTTCTCCTTGATACTGTGTACATAGAGAGAATATGTCAATATTTAAAGTACTACTGGTAGATGAATAAGTTGCAGCAAGAGTTTGACTTGTATATGGATTTAATGAATATGTTGAAGTTGGGGCGTTATAAGGACCCTCTTTATGATTTGATTGGGCAACTCTGAAGGTAATTCTAGGACTAGATTCCCTCCAATTTTCTCCAAGTCCAGTTTCTCTAGTTGTTCCAATAACAGTTTCTCCAACCTGAAACACTCCAGAAATCATACTGATTTCTAGTAACTTTGGAGTGCAATATTTTGTCACATCAATTCCATCAAAGAATGCATAAAGTTGAGTTAATGGTTTTACATTTTTAGATGTAAATTGAATATTTCTTGATCTTAAATATTGAACTAAATCTCTACTTACAACTTTATCCCCAACTGATTGTCTATCAAACTGTTCGGTAACAAAAGTTGTTGCACCTGTTCTCGATTGAACGCCAGTTTCTTTGACTTGTCTATATGTATCTTGAGTGACAGTGGTTGTTGCATAACCTCTATTCCATCCCCAATATCCATAATATCC